TTAGTTGCTACTTGTTTCTTTTTCATTGTTCTTGTTGTTTAAATTTATCCGTGTTTTACTTAATTAATATCATTTCTATTTAAGATAAGTGGTAAAAATTGCCACTTATTCTTGATTGATTTGTTCATCTAATATTTGAAGGTTTCCGCTGAATACATATCCAATTGCTTTTAATAGTCCTTCACACATTCTTAATGCTTCGTCTAAGTCTACATCGTTAAATGGCACTTCATGTGTTACCGTGTGTTCGTATTGTTCTATTGTTATTTTCATCCGTGTTTATTTAGGCATTGTTCGTGACACATCTTTTGTTTTAAATTCGTCTTTCAGTCGTTCCAAGTAAAGTACAAAGTCCATTGCTTCTTCTTGTGCGTGTGTAAGCCATTCTAACGTGCTTAAATCAGTTCTTTCTAGCGTTGTGTTGTACTTGGCTATTCCTACTTGCGAACGTTCGGCAAATCGGCTTAGAACACGAATGACTATTTGGTCTTCGATTAGTTGATTCATATTTGAGTTAATTTATTAATTTTATTTTGATATCTATTTATTAAAATTTCTTTTTTTAATACTTTTTCAATATTTATTGTTTGTTCTTTTGCAATAGCAGCAGCAACATCATATGAAATTAATTTGTAAACTTTTTGAACTGTGCTTAATGAACAACCAACAGTTTCTGAAATGTCTCTATAAGAATAATTAGTATTAATTCTATAAACACATATTTCTTTTATATATTTCTTTTTAATCCAATTATCAAATGTTTCAGGTTTTCTATTCCCACCCTTATATTTACCATTTAGTTTTGCTTTTTCAATACCTATTAATTGTAAATTTCTTGATTTAACAAAATCTCTTCCATGAACTAATCCATGACATTTTACACATAATGGAACTGTAAAAGCACCTCCCATAACTTTTGGCACAACATGATGGTTTTCTAATTTACCAATATAACCACAATTACAACAAGCATTTGTATTCATAGGAAATTGATTAAGGTGTTGTAATACTCTCGGCAAAGCTCTACCTGCTCTTTGATTCGTTCTATAACTGCTTCGTCTTTCTGTACAAAGAATACCTTCACACGTCTGTTCTTTGGAATGTGGCTAAAGATATGCTTCTTCTGAATCTCGTCTCTTAAATCCAAACTTTCCTCCATTAGATTAAGTTTCCAGTGAGTTCTTCTAATCTCATCCTCAACCATTAACTCAGGAGTATCAACTAAACAGTAACATAACATTGACTGTTGTTTACCTGTAAGCCACATATAACCTTGCAGTTGGTAGTAATAGTCCTTTGTAGGTATCTCAGTTTCAAAAAACGGAAAGGTAGAACCATCCCAAGAGCTTTTAACATCTAACAATACTTCTTCCGTGTTTACGTCAGGTGTTCCTGTAATCCAATCATTCTCGTAAAACTCCTCATTCTTGTAAATAAATCCAACGTCTAACACTTCATTGACTAAGTTTATTGATTCGTTCTCAACTTCATTTCCTTTGTCTGTGTAACGTGAGCTGAACTCTTTTCTGATTCCGTATTTATCCTGCAGCACCATCTCGTGAATGTAAGTCTTTGCAGTCTGTGAAAGCACCTCCGATTTATTACGAGGTGCTGACATAATTTTTCCTATAGCAGAGCATCTAACTTTCATAGTGCGTTGAGTATATCAATTTGACCTTCTGTTAACGTGAACTTAGCTTCTAAAGATTCACGTGTTATCTTTCCTTCTGTTAGTGCTTTGACTGCATCTTGGAATCTCTTAGCGTCTAGCGTTTGTTTCTTTGGTTCGTTTTTTACTTGCTCTCCTCCTGCATCAGTATCTTTATCTGTTACTAATCCTAGCATTGCACTAATCGCATATCTGCGAATGTAAGTAATTGCAGAACCTAGAACTTGGAAATCGTTCATTCCTTTCAGTTGTACGTTCTGAGGAATAGTAGTTGAGCTTTGGATTTGTTCTCCTGATTCTACGTGGAAAAGAATCGTCAAGACATCCCCTTCGTTAATTAACTGAGTAAATCCTAATCCGTGTTTTTTTAATAGTGGATTTATTACACTAAAAATCTTAGGTAAATCCGAGTAAGAATATCCATAGCCTTGTGTTGCTTTGTGGATCACTGGTACTTCTTGTTGGAACTGAGCCAACGATTTAAATAAATGTTTCATAATAAATTGGGTTTTGTTTATACAAAGATATAACATTATTTCATATCTCGCACTAAATCTTTATATTTTTTTATAATTTCTTTTAATTCGTCTTTTGTCCATTTTTTTGTAACGTGTCTTTTTGCTTCTAGTTCATCAAATCTTTCTTGTCCGATTTTAGAACATAGTCTTGTTCGATATTCCAACAAGTTACCTGATAAGAATTGATTGCAAGTAATGCAGCTTGAATGTACATTGTCTTCATCGAATCTTACGTTATGGTGATTGTTAGCGTTCCAAAAGTGAGAAGCATTAACTCTACCTGTTATTGGTTTGTCACAAGATATACAAGGTAATCCTTTATCTCTTAAGTTTATGTACTTATTGAAGATTGTCTGTGCTTCTTTTAGCCAATCCTGAGTAGTTTTAAGTTCTTGTTTCATCCGTGTTTTGGTTACTTTCCATTGTTTTTGTTGGAATTCTACAACAGCAGCTTTTAAACATTCATGTTGTAAGCAATATTTTTGATTGAATCTGATAGGTTCAAACTTTTGTTTGCAGTTTTTACATCTCATAACGGTAATTTAGTGATTGAATATTTACTAAACTTATCCTTGTTTAATTTATATCCTAATTTTTCATACATTTTTAAATAACGATAAACTGATCGTTCTGAAATTTGTAAATATCTAACCATTGCATAAATTGGTCTTGGTTTAGTTTGTAAATATTCCATTAATTTAATTACTCTGAAAATTCTATTTTGATTCATCAGTCTACAATTATTGATTCTACAAATTGACGGAATCTAATCTGCAAGTCTACCTGTTGTTCGTAGATTTGCTCTCGGTTATCTCCGTAAATACTTAAAACTTGGTCATCCACTCGTCTAATCTCTTGCATTAACATATTTGCTTTGCGTTTTAGGTCTCGTTTAAATACTGATTGATCGTTTAGGTCTTCTATCCAATCTGCTAATACTGGAAGTACTGCTGCTAGTGCAACTAGCTTATGCTCTATTCTCATAATTCTACGTTTTTAAATTTAAGTTCGTGTTCTAATTCTTCTATTCTTTTCTTTAATTCTCCGTTTATATGCAGACATCTGTTGATTTCTCGTCCGTGTAAGCGTAGTTCTGTCTCAAGTTCAATGATTGCTAACTGTACTTGCTTTAAATCGTTCTCCGTGTCTCTTGCTCCATTAATGTACGCTGCAGCTTCAGGTCGTTTCTCCTGTAATTCTTCTCGTGTTAGCTTTACTTTCCAAATGTTCTTTTGAATAAGTCCTTTGATGTAAAGTAGTTTTAATCCTATGTCCATCCTTTGTTGTTTAGTGCGTTCAACTTCTGCTCTGTCATTGTAATTTTGGCTTGGAAAGGTTCTTTTACTCTGTAAGGTTTTAAAGGGTCTTTTCCGTGTATTTCAAATCCAATGCCTTTGTTAAAATCACAAACAACTGGTTCATCCATTCCTGTATGTTTTCCTCCTGTTTCCATATCTTTGACCTTTTCTACTTGTACCCAAGTTTTGTATTTTAACTCAGGATGTTTGATTAGTCTATGTATAACAATCATATCGTCACATCTGTTTAAGAATGCCTTACCTCCTTCAATGTGGTCTTTTAATGGTGCTTTTAGATGTCCTTTTAGTTCTCCATCAGCATACAAGTTCCCTGTTCTACCTGATTCAGTATTTGGGTGCGTGTTTATGTAGATTGTCATTCCTGTCTGATTAACAAATTGTCTTGCTTGGTTCATAAATTCATAGTTTCCTGCAAAGCTCATCTCTCTATCAAGTCCTGTAAATGGGTCTATTAATCCAACATCAGCTCCGCTTTCTAAAAATAGCTTTAATACATCTGCAGGTTTGTAAAGTTTAGAGTTATCAATGAACATAAATGACTGTTCTAAAAATGCAAGGTCTCCGGTTATCTGAGAATGACTAAGTTCTTTAAATGGCTTACCTCTGTACATCTGTATCATATCACGCAGGATTTGTCCTTTCTGATTCTCACCACTCCAAATGCAGAAGGTTAAATTGTGCTTTAATGCTAGCGTAAGAAAGTACCAATTTATCCAATAAGTTTTTCCTACGTTGTCGTGACCTAAAATTATGTTTAGTTGCTTAGGTTTAAATCTTAAATGCTCATCGAGGAAGCAGTCTAATCCTAACCCTTGTTTAATCTTGCCGTCTTTTACATCCAATAGATATTGTAACGAATCTCCTTGTTTCAGTATCATAGTTATTTGTTTAAGATTGCTAATATACTATCACTTTCCGTTTTTATCGTCCTGTCAGCATATTTATCTAACGTCTCAGCTCTACTAAAAAATTCAGGTGTACAATACTGGTAGTTGTTTTCTTTGTGGTAAGGATTCTCTTTGCAGTTTTTGATAGCGTTTATAATATCCTCTTTTTTGTATCCGTCTTTTAAACGTGCTTTGTATGAACGTTGTACCTTATCAGCAATTACTTTAAAGTTTCTGCCAAAAGTTTTATTCACAAAGTCAAGCAACGCTTGATAGTCTATATTATATATTACACTTACACTATCACTTACACTATCACTATCGGCATTTTTGGTATCATTTGGTATACGGTCGCATTCTTTCGCATCCCATCGCTTCTTTGCGTTAGCACTATTACGTTCTCGTATGTTTTCGTATTTTAGTAAATCACGCTTGAGACTTTGTCTAATCGGTTCAAATGCAATTTCTACAAGTGGGTTGTCTGTTACTGGATGTTGATCATTAACATAACGCAAGATGTGTTTAAGTAAAGCTCCTGCATCTACATCTTTTAATTTCTCTACAGTGTGAATAATATCACAGTAAAGCAGGAATGAATTTTTTTCTGTTGCCATTAGCAAATTATAAGTAATAAAAAAAGCCATCTTAAATCCCAAGCATCCGACCTCTTGTTCATTAAAATGGCTAATAATATCCTTGCGTTTATATTGTCGGATGAACGCATACAAAGATAACGAAACTTATTCTAATAAAGTTGCTTCATCTTCTAAATTTTTATATCTGCCTTCTGCAATCCATCTTTTGACACGTAACAACTTGTAAAGACTTGTACATCCGTTTACATCGTCAATAATGTTTCTAGGCTGTAGAATGTACTTTGAGTCAACTAGGAATACTTGATATTCCCTAATGATTCCCATGTATTCATCTTTATTATATTGCATGAGATTTTTATGCGTTTTAATATTGTGAATTACTGAAGCATGATGCTGATTGAAGTAAGCACCTATTTCGTTAAAAGTTAGTTCCTCTTTTCGTAGTTGGTTCATCAAAAAGCACTTCTTATAAATATTTTCTTTTCGTCTATTTCTCTTATTGAGTTCGTCTCTTTCGATTAGATACGTTACTCGTTCTATTAAATCGTTTTTCATTTCGTTAAAATTTAAATTCTTCTATTTGAAAACTACCCATATTAAAACGTCCTGTTTCGATTAGATCCCTCTTTTTCCAGTATGCTAAACTCTTGGATGTAAATATCCATTCTTGAACTATAGCTAATCCTATTTTGTAAGTTAGTTTGTATTTCATTTTTTTTAGTTTAAAATCCGTAAAAATCGTTTAGTGTTTCTTCGTCTGCATACTCCAAGTAAACTTCCTCCATAAAGTTTTCTTCTATGTTTCCGATTCGTGTTTTAGTAGGTTTCACCTGACTATTTCTTACAATCATTTTTAACGTGTTTCGTAAATGCGTTTCAGTCATTTGGTCAACATCAATTAAATTTCCATTTTTCATTTTCCAATAATACGTCATAACTCTTGATTAAATTTTATTTCACATATTCTTCTGTAAAGCTCCTCGTTGAAGCTGCCTCTAATTGTTTCTGCTGATGACTTCGTTTTCCAAAACTGAATCATTCGTTGTAGTTTAAAAATCATAATATTCTGATTTATCTTCGTGAATTTCACAAATACGTTCTCGCATATCGTCAAACAGGAATCCTTCGTTTCTACGCATTTTTTCAATTTCTTCTGCTAGCCATTCTTTGTAAAGTATTGTAGGTTTGATTTTATGAACTCCTTCTTTATCTTCAACCCACCATTCAGCATCTTTAATATCAAAATTAATATTAACCCATTCCGTGTCAAAAATTTGATCTTTACTGTAATCATCCCACCACCAATCTAAAGTAACTAGAAAGCATATTTTTCCTCTTTCGTAACTGATTGTCATTTCGTTTTTGTCGTATTCTATATCTAACATCTTATTTGTTTTTAGTAATTAACTCTCCGTATTTCTCTAATACAGGTGATTGAACGTGTATAGGAATGTCCTGAATGACTTTATCTTCTTTAATGTAGTTTGGTGTAGTTGCGATGAAAAAGCTCATTACAACCAAAAATAATGCTACTGGAATAAATAAATCCAATACTTCGTTTCTTGTTTTCATAGTCCTAAAGATTTTACTAATTGATTAATAACTCCCCAACGTGCAACAGCTGCATCTGTAATTGGATCACGCATTCCTAGTTTGTCAATACACTCCATCATTTCTGTCCATAATTTATCCTTTTCTTCTAGGATAGTGTTAATCATTTCTTGTTTTTTCATAGCTTTTAAATTTGTTATTTGAATTACTTATATGCAAATATAAACATAAGGTTTCAATTATGAACAATTATTTTTATTTTTTTTACAATTATTTTTAAAATGCTAGGTTTTACTAGGATAATTTATACCCTATAAGGTTTAAATACGTATATTTTACGTATCAATGCGTATAAATACGTATACATAAAGTAACTTAAAAGTGACATTATATTGTGTATTTGACATTTAAATGACCATTTACGAATAAAATAATATGCAGAATCACATTATATTGCTACAAAACAAAGGTAAATATGGGATAGTTTTGTAACAGAACAAAGGTAAAATAAAGGTTATAGCCTGAAAAAATAAAGTATTCAACCTTAAATATCGCATTTATTTAGTATCTTTATAAGGTTAAAACATGATAATATGATATATTTAGTAGCACATTTAGACCAATTTGTTAAGATTGGATTTACAAAAAACATTAATAAAAGACTTTCTCAGTTACAGGTTTCTAGTCCTGTTAAACTTGAAGTATTGCACCTTATAGAAGGTAACGTAAGTTTAGAAAAAGAACTGCACCAAAAGTTTAAAGATTTTAGAGTTAGTGGAGAATGGTTTAATTACGACAGTTCAATTCTAGAATATTTCATAGATAAGAAATGTTTGTTGTGGGAATATGGTTTTACTACAGAAGAAAAAATACCTGTTATTGGATTAATTAAATATGAAAGATTAAGTAAAAATATGTCCTTAGAAACACTTGGTGAAATGTATGGGTGTACTTCACAATCAATGTATGAAATAGAGCAACGTGAAATGCAAGGTAAACTTACGCTTGGAATACTTTATAAAATTGCTAAGCTATTTAATAAGAAGTTTGAATACAGATTTGTATAGCATGAAAAAAGGGTAGATACATTACGTACCTACCCTTAATTGTAAAACCAAATTTAACTATGAAGTTACAAATATACTAAAATATATGACTTAATCTAGCAACTTGTCCAAAATCTTTGTGATGCAGAAATCCTTCTACTGCTTGTGGTGAATGCTGGTAGCCGTTTCTGTGATGCCATGAATCTGTTCCTGAAGGTGATCGCAACGATTCAACTGTTACTCCGATGTAATCTTTAGAAGTCTTGTGATGAACGTGATGCGTATAAACGTAACGATGTTTACTTAAGCTCCATTCATGAGGAAACTCGGTCGCCATCAATAAAGGTAAGTGTTCGTGTTTTGCTCCGTCTCCATGAGTAGTTCCGATTAGATTTTTCCCATATAGAAATCCCTTGCGATGAGCAATAGAACAATCGAAAGTAATATTATCACAACTTCTAAACCACGTTTGTATAACGTCTGCAAGGAAGAATCCGTGTGTATAATCGTGATTAGATGGATTAAAGGTAAAATGCACATCAGCGACAGATAGCAAAGTTTCCAAGATGTCAACATATAATTGTTTTGCGATTAAAAAATTAGAGTACCACATTCCGTCTGTGTCCTGTGGTGTTCCTCCAGTAGTAGTTCGTTTAGGAGTATCAATATGTAAGATATCGTTTCCTCCAATAAAAAGAATTTTATCAATGTTAAACCCTGAGCTTTTATCTAAGATTCCTTGAACACCTTCTTTAACACGTTTGACTGCGATTTGATTATTGTAATCTTCACCTGTTTCAAATGCTTCACATAATTTACCGATGTGAATATCAGCAGGATCAACTACTAATAGATGCCCGTCAGTAGATGGATTCCTAAAAATTGTCGGATATTCAGGTTTAAAATCACGAATATCTTGTATGATTGCTTCCTGTAATTCTTTGTAATTTATTTCTTCAGCTTCTTTAAAGTTCGGATTTTTAAAGAACAATGAAGCATTTTTAGACTTTAACCATCCGTGTTTTACATCTGAATCATCTAATCCTAAACTATTTGATTCTCTTTTGATT